TAAATTACCACCAGTAACGTTACCAGTCGCAACAATCAATCCACCTGTAAGGACGTTGCCACCTGTGATACTAGCAGTTGCGCTGATCAACCCGGCTGTGGTAATGTTACCGCCTGCTACGTTGCCAGTTGTGATAATGTTAGCTGTGTCTGTTCCAGAAGCTAGGTAGTTTGCAACATCAGCGTTGCCATAACTTGAAGCAACACCTGTTAAGAAAGCACCGTTACCTAAAATGTAAGTACCGCTGACGTTGGCGCCACTGAGAATGTTACCTGACGCACTGATTATGCCTGTTACATATTCACCTGTTGTGGCAAATGTAGCAACACTGGTACCAGCCACACCCACAGTAACGTTGCCCGAAGCGGCTGCTACCACGTTTGATGTGCCATTCACAATAGATGTTGGCGTACCACCACCCGATATACCAGTCAGCAACGAACCATTACCAATAAAGAAGTTACCAGAAATATTTGCTGTGGTTGTGACATTGCCTTGAAGTGCTGCCAAGTTGCCGGTGTATGTGGGCAAGTATGCTGCCACATTGGAGTTGGAATAGTTGCCTGCTGGCAAGTTTGTCAGCTGACTACCATCACCAAGAAAGTATGCGCCTGTAACGTTGCCAGTTGTGCTGATGTTGCCAGGTGCTATGAATCTACCAGCATTGTCAAAAGTCCATTGGTATGTGCCGTCTAATGCCCGAACACTGACCTGACCATCGCCAGTGATAGAAAGGTCTGAGGGACTGGTTTGTACTATACCAGCATTGGCCCAGTTCAGGCTACCGCCTGTGATGTTCACATTACCTGCTGTGACATTGCCTGTGGTCAATATAGGATTAGAACCAAATGCTGCCAGGTTGGCTGCCACATTGGCGTTGCCATAAGAAGTAAGTGTGCCAGATCCAGTGATAACTGTTTGTTGACCTGACTCGTTGGTCATTATAACTGATGTGGCGTTGGCACTGATTGTGGCATTGCCTAAGAAAATAGTACTGTTGGCCAGGTACAGATCATTAAACGCATTGGTTGGACTACCAAGATTTTTGCTGACATTACCTGCGGGCAACAAGTTGCCAGAAATTGTCAGGTCAGTACTGGAAAATACTGCCACATTACCCACACCTGCAACACCTACTGTGACATTGGCTCCTGATCCGCCAATACTGACATTAGATGAACCATTGGTAATTGCAGCACCACCAGATGCTACAATGCCAGTAAGAGCGGCACCATTACCAATAAAGTAGTTGCCAGCTACGTTGCCTGTGGCGGTAACATTCCCGGCTGTAACTAAATTAGCACCTTGTATATTACCAGATGCGCTAATGCCTGTTGTTCCGTCTAGTTGAATTGCCATTTAGTTCAGTCCTTTTATTCTATATTTATGGGATTACCTGGAATGTTGATGTGCCGGGTACCGTGATTGATAAGCCGCTGGGAATAGTTAATGGACTAATCATCATAGCTGATACATTGGCGCCAATTACAACATTTGCGGAAAGTGTTCGTGGTGTGGCTATTGCACCGTTTACCAACATCTGTGATTGTGATATCACAACTACATTGCCTGTGCCATTGATGCCAATGGTTACATTGCCATTGGCTGTGGTGATTGCCACATTGGATGTGCCGTTGACAATGGCTTGACCATTGCCTGACCCACCTGAAATGCCTGTTAGGAATGCGCCGTTACCATAATAGTAACCAGCATAAACTGTGTCAAATCGCAGTGCGGCACTGCCCAGATCATACACATTGTCAATGCTGGGCAACACCGCGGCATTGGCTTGTATTACTCCAATGCCGTTGGGCTTGAGTACTATGTTGCCGTTGAGAGCGGTATTGGTTATAACATTGCCAGAAATAGCAATATTGCTGCCAACAGGACCAGCAGTATAAATCTCCGTGAAATTTGAGTTTACGGCTGTAAACGCATTACGTAGTGATTCACCTGTTCCATCGTTGGCTGCGGCACCAACGTCAATTATCTGTTGCGACATGAATAATCCATTCCTCTGGTTGTATTTACCAAAGAGATAGATCTATGATTTAAGCAAAAATACGGTTGTTGGTACCGTTAGATTAGATTCTGCCCACTACCACTTCAATTGTGCCAGATTCGCCACTGAAGTTTTCCAGGGCTTTGCCAATCACTGCACCAGTTTTGGGGTCTGCTTCTGATCTTGCGACGCCGTTACCGTTGCTGACCATCATGTCACCCTTGCGCACAGGGCCTTGCACCCGGCACGCCACACGACCTTGCAGAGCAACCACTGCCACGTGTTCAGCATCTAGTCCAGCATTCATCAAGTAACTGGGGTTGGTACTCACAACACCAGCAACTCTGCGATCTGAATCCCACACACTAAGTGTGATTTCTTCAGTGCCGCCAAATGATACCACTGTACCCGGAGTATAGTCAGCATCTGCTGTGTATTTTTCAGCCAAGTCAGCGTAGAGTGCTGTGGTAGCTGTGGCAAACAATTGATTAAAGAAGCCCGTAGAACTACCAATGTTGCCCACAGCATTGCCAGCTCCGTTCACAATAGCAGTAGCAGCCGCACCCGAATTAACTGTGAGCACACCTGCTGTGGTTACATTACCACCTGTGATGTTGCCAGTTACGTTAACTGTGGTACCTGTATGTGTGGTGGCATTGATGTTGGCTGTGCTAATATTGCCACCCGTGATGTTGCCGGCTGCACTGACAATACCCACACTATAAAGATTACTACCGTTAATGTTGCTACCTGAAACGTTACTACCTGCTGTGATGTTGCCAGTTACTGATACTAGGCCGCCTGTGATAATATTGCCGGCATTGACATTGCCTGACACTGATATTGTAGTACCAGTATACAATGTTGAATTAACATTGGCCACACCTAACAAGTTGCCACCAGTGATGTTACCAACCACAGAAATCAGCCCTGGAGAAAGTAAGTTTCCGCCAGTGATGTTGCCAATTACACTTACAGTTGATCCAGTAAACGTAGTAGAATTAACATTGGCCACACCTACTAGGTTGCCACCAGTGATGTTACCTGCTGTGGATATACCTGCGCTGCCGGCACTGATAGCACCTGCTGTGATAACATTGCCACCAGTGACGTTGCCTGTGGCTGTGACCAGGCCAGCTGTGCCAAAGTTTCCGCCAGTTACGTTACCTGTAACCGCAAGAGAAGTTAATGTTCCTAAACTGGTAATGTTGCCTTGTGCCGCATTGATCACTGTGGCCGCTGTGCCAGCACTACCTGTAATGTTGATTGTGTAACTGCCGCTTAGTCGATCACTAGACACAGTGCCTGATGTTAGAGCATTGGCATTGATATTGGTAGTGATTAGTGTGCCAATGTTGGCAATACCTGTGGTAAAGATGTTACCAGCATTGACATTACCAACTGCGCTAACATTACCAGTAGTAGCGTTGACATTGCTACCTGACACATTGCCTGTGGCAGACAGTTGTCCTGTTAGTAATTGACCTCCAGAATAAAACGTTAAGATGCTTACACCAGATACCACTCCATCAATGTTAGCATTGGGTACAGGAATTGAAAAAGATGTTGTTCCGTTTTGCAAAACATCTGTGGCGTTGCCAGTTGCAACAACTCCAGTTAATAACCTACCATTACCAATAAAGTAACTAGCAGTGTCAGCATTAACATTGCCTGCCGCGCTAAATGTTCCAGAGGTGGTAATGTTGCCGCCAAAAATATTGGACGCTGCGGTGATGTTTCCAGTTACTGATACTAATCCAGCAGTAAGAATGTTGCCGCCACGAACGTTGCCTACTGAACTAATATTACCAGTGGCGGTGATGGTACCGGCTGTGAGTAAATTGCCGCCAATCACATTGCCTTGAATTGATCCAAAGCCAACTACGGTTAAATCACCTGTGGCCGAAATGGCTGCATCACTGCGTAAGTTACCACCACGCACATCGCCTGTGGTTGATATTGCTCCAGTTGCTGAGATAGATCCAGCAGTGATAACATTGCCACCGGTAATGTTGCCAGTTGCTGTGAGTAATCCACCAGTGATCAAGTTTGCACCAGTTACATTGCCTGTGGCACTCACAATGGCTGTGTCAACATTGCCGCTGGTGATGTTGCCTACAGCAGTTATGGTAGTGCTAACATAGACATTGCCTGCAACTGCTAAATTTGCGTCTGGGCTTGCGTTAGCAATACCAACATTACCTGTGCTTAATACAACAACTTTGGCAGAAAGTCCAACGTTTCCTGAATTTGTTAGAATATGCACATCAGCATTGCCTCCAGTTCCAGAAGCAATTGATCTAATTGCAGATGTTGTTCTGAATCCAGGGCTGGTAGATGTAAACCATTCAATAGATCCAATAACTTGATTGTTAGCAATAGCTGTATCAGTGTCTAAAAATATCAATGTTGGCTGAGCAACACCAGCATTTCGTGTAATAGTTGTGTTGCCATTTGAGATCAAATTGCCGCCAGTGATATTGCCACTGGCACTCAAACTTGCTGCTCCAAACGATCCTGTTAAGGCCAAATTACCGGCGTCAATATTACCCGCTACTACCATACCGGTAGTTGTAAACACTGCCACATTGCCAACCCCACCAATTGAAATATTAGCATTTCCATTAGGTGCTGGAATTTCTATTGCAGAAGTTCCGTTGAACAACTTGTCGCCAGAGATGTTGCCTGATAATGTAGCGTTTCCACTAACTGACAAATTACCATTAATAAAAACGGTAGCGGCATTTGCGACCGGACCTTCAAAGGTCACAAGACTATTTGAATTAAGAGTTTGAATTGTTAAATTGCCGCTGACACGCTTGTAGGTAGACATTTAGAGTTCCTTTGTGTTATTTATGCGGTTTAGGAAGTCTGCAATATCCATGTTTTGGAAGTTTTTAACATCATCAAACTCTTTTACAGGTGTTGTAGTACCGCCTATCACACGCACAAATGCTATTTTTGGAAAGTCTTTCATGACTGTGGTCAACTGTCGTACCCAATTGCCGGTAAATGTAGGCGGTGCTGAGCTTTTTTTATAGAATTCTGTGTCTGCATAAACGTTGTTAAACTTGGTGTGAACTGGTCCCATGTCAAACCCAATCAAGTAAACAATCACAGCATTGTCAAAGGCCGCAATGCTGGCAGCTATTGGCCCTGAACTGTAGCCATAGTACTTTTGCGGCACTGGTAATGCCCCAGAGCTTGCAACGGGTTTGCGAGTGTAAAATTTGTGCTTTAGTGCGTAGCCCGAATCTTGTATGCGTTCACTGATAGGGCGATCTGTGCTGATCAGTGCTGTGGGTGTAAAGTCTCGGTACAAGGCATTGCACCCATAGATAGGACCAAAATGTTTTAAATTTTCTAAATCTACCTGTTGTCGGCTTACACCATTGCCCAATACAAATGCTCTGCTCATAAAAAATCCCCCCAGTAATTATCTGAGGGGATTGGTGAGTCAAATCAATTAGGAAGTGACGTTGTCAACAATCACAAGATCAACCAGGTTCTGTTGTCCAGAAACATTGGCACCTCCTGTGGTACCAGACTTGATAGCTGTACCTTCGTCTGTGAAGAAGTTGGCAATATAACGAACATCGTTAACAACTTCAGTGGCTGCATAAGTTGAACCGCCAGTCCAGTCAAGCACAAACTTGTTAGTGAGCTTGCTGATTGGGGTAGCAGTAGAGTCGTTGTTGGTGTAGGTAATGGCCATTAAACCAGCTGCCGGAGTAACGTCATTGTCAAGCACACACACGCCAACTGGATAAGCTGTACCACTTGTACCAGCGCCAGCGGCTGCTGTGGCTGTGAAAATTTGTCCCACAGCTACGTTGTTGCCGCCACCAATTGTGCTCCATGGTGTGTTACCAACAGAAACAATTTGATATGCTTGACCAACTGTAAAGTTAGCAGGATCAATGGCAGCATCAGAATCGCCAACTAGATACTTGTGCGAACCTTTTTGACGGATAATATAACCAGCGTGTACACCTAGACCCGAACCAGATGGTGCGGCAATGTTTACAATTACATCAACACGTGGATTAGTAGTTGTAGGAGTATCAGTAGGATCTGCACCGCCAACAACACCGTAGTATTGTGCATCAGTCATGTTGCCAACTGAGTTTTTAACTGGATCAGTTACACTACCAAAGTTAGGAAAACCAAGATCGACACCAACACTGGCACCGCCGTTACCAGAACCGGTAGAAATTTTTTGTATTTTAAGAGGACGTCCCATTTGTTTTCTCCTTATAGAAGCCCGATGCGGGTTCTAGCCGCTACGCTGTGGGTATTAATCTCAGCATAAAACACCGTATTGTGTTGACAAGTATTTATGGAAAATGTAAAATAGTACCATACTGGAGTGTAAATACCCGATGGATATTAATCAAATTATAGAACAAGGCAATCAATACCGTGCCGACGATCAACCTGAGGCTGCGCTACAATGCTACGCTGAGGCAATGCGACTGGATCGTCAAAGTGCTGCCGCCTTCAACAACTACGGCAATGTGCTACGTGAAGTAGGCGAACCAGAGGGTGCAATACCATTTTTAACCAGATCCATACAGCTAGATCCCAACAACATCACAGCACAGTTTAACCTTGCCGTGGCACACTTGTTGAGTGGAAACTATGCACAAGGATGGCCTGCGTACGAAGTGCGATTCAACTATGAGCACTTGGCTGGCACATTTCCAAAATTTACACAGCCTCGCTGGACTGGTCAAGATCTCAAGGGAAAAACTATTCTTGTGGTAGGCGAACAAGGGCACGGTGATAACATTCAGTTTGTGCGTTTCTTGTACAACTTGCACGTAATGGGTGCAGAGATTATATTGCAAGTCACAGATGGCCTTGTTCCAATGCTGAGTGGCAGTCCCATAATCAAACGTGTGTCTGGATACGACTACTCAGTGTCAGACTTTGACTACTGGGTACCTATCATGAGCATTCCAGGAATCTTGGGGATTACCCTACAGAACTTACCTAGTTCAATAAATTATCTAAATGCCGATGCTGGATTGCAACAACAATGGTTGCAAAAGCTAGGTCCAAAAAAACGCATGCGAGTGGGATTTTCATGGTCAGGTCGCAGGGACGCATGGTTAAACCGTCACAAAGGCATGCCGTTTGAAGACATGCTGAAAATGATTCAAGCAAATCCACAGCACGAATGGATTAACTTGCAAATAGATGCCACTGATGAAGAAACTGCAACCTTGGAGTCTGCTGGAGTTACAATGTATCCTGGCAGTATTCAAAGTTTTGCCGACACGGCTGCGTTAATAGCAAATCTTGA